TTTTTCGCCCTCCGGAACGGTGATGAAGCACCGCCCGGAGGACTTGCCCGCTGACCTACGTAGGAGGTTCACGGACCATGCTCAACGCTACGGCACGCCCGGATGTCCTAGCCCGCACCAGGGAACTGCGCGCCGGCGGGGCCTCGTTTGAGACGATGGCGCGAGCGCTGCAGGCGGAGGGGTACCCGACTCCCCGCGGCGGGACCTGGTCAGCCAGTGCGACATGGAGGCTGCTGAACATAAGGCACCCCCACGCGGCCTTCCTGGCGCCGTGCAGCGTGTGCGGTGACCTGACGGCATCCAAGTGGGGGGTTTGTCATGACCGGCCTGAGTGCGTGCGCGTGTACCTCTCGGTGTCGACGGAGCACAAGAAGAAGAGGCACCCGACTAAGCCCTGCACCTCATGCGGCCAGCCCACTACATCCGTGCTGGGCGTATGCAGCCGCCTCCCGTGCCGCAACGAGCATGCGCGCCTTGAGCACGCCGCGCACAGCGATGGTTCGTCTGTCTACGCCGTCTGGTTCCCGTGCCCCCGCATCCTCAAGATCGGCTTCTCGACTAGCACGGCCAACTCAGTCTTCGTATCTGCGGCCCGCGGCCGGGCGAAGAGACGGGACTGGGACATCGGGGGCAGCTGCTGTATCTGGAAGCAGCCCGGCGACACTCGCACGGAGGCGTGGATGCAGGCCACGCTCGCGTTCCGCTGGCCGCACGCCTTTGAGCAGAAGCTGAGTCGAATCTGCGAGTGGTTCAGCGTTCCCGCCATCCTGACCGTAGATGAGGTCGTCACTGCCCTAGCTGGTGTCTACCGGCTCGTGCCGGCAGACTTCAGGGTGCACGGCGCTGCCGCCTTAGGGCGGCAGGCTGCCCAGTAGCCGGCATGAGGGCCGGGGCGAACGTGCCCCGGCCCTCAGCTATGCCCGCCACCCGTCCCGGCTGTATCGTGGGGCTCGTGCACGTGCATACGTCTCGTGCAGCAGCACGTGCAGCACGACCAACCGGCGCCCTCGCGCGCCCCGGGCAGCGGGAGGGAGGTGGTTTTGAGCACGTGGCCGATCCAAAGAACGCGAAGATCCTCGAATTCCCCGACCTCCCGCCCAAGGGCTCGCCCGGTAACGGCGGCAGGAAGTCCTTGCTAGGTCCGGAGATGGGAACCTCATTCGACCAGGCACAGAGGTTGTTCGCATATTACGGAGAAGGCGACGTGTTCTTAATGTCGACTACGGCGAATTCAGTGCCAGGGACTACCGCCAGATGCTCAGCCGGAACGGAACCGCCAGCGCGCTTGAGCTAGTTCTCACCCTGCCTATCCGTGAGGCCGACTTTAGCATAGAGCCCGGCAAGGGCGACAACGGCGAGTGTGATTTCACGCGCGGAGTCCTCCTGACCCCGGACATTTCTGGTGGCATGAAAACTCCGTTTACTGAATTGCTCGGCCAGATAACTTCTGCGCAATTGTATAAGCGCGCTTTCTTCGAGAAGACCTGGGGTCAGCGTGACAGTGACGGCAAGATTATTTACCGCAAGATCGCCTACCGTCCCCCTGCGACCTGCCAGGCAAGGTACAACGACAGGACCGGCGAGCCGAATGGTTTTAGACAGCAGGTGTGGCTATTCGGCGGAAACCTGATGGTGAGCCAGAAGCAAAAAGTCCCCGGCTACGTCGACATTCCGAAGGTTCGCTCGTACATTTACACGCACGGCAAATTCCGGGAGCCCCTCACTGGAGTCAGTGAGATAGAGGTTACTTACTGGTGTCATCAGACGTCTATGAAGCTGATGTTCCTATGGCTTTCCTTCCTCGAGGGAATGGCATTGCAACGGCTTGTCGCCTACGGCAACGACCAGCCGGAGGCCACGCAGCGCGCCGATGACATCTCGCAGCTTCGCGGTTCCGGCGTCGTCGGACTTGTCCATCCGATCGACGGCCAGAAGGCATTCGAGGCGATCCCCAGCGCAGGGAACGCGGGCGAGTTCTTTGAACAGGCGCTGGCCTTCCTCCAGAGCTGGTCAATTAGCAGCGTCCTGGCCGGGTTCCTCGGTCTCGCCTCGGCGTCGACGGGCGGCAAGGGCGCGTACTCACTGAGTCAGGACCAGTCAGACTTCTATCTCAAGAGCCGCCAGGGCGTCGCGAAGGAGATCGCGGAGTCGATCAGCTACGACGTGATCCGGCCGCTGATCATGCTCAACTTCGGCTCGGGCGCCTCGTACCCGCAGGCGAAGTTCGGCCCGCTGCAGGACGAGCAGGTGCAGATGCTCCTGACGATGTTCGGGCAGCTCAGCGCGGCGCCTGTACTTCACGTGCCCCTCGCGGTTTTCGACCTTTTGACCGAGCGCATGGCCAGCATCCTGCAATTGGACGTCGACCAGGTGCACGAGGCCCTCGTCTCCACCGCGTCGCAGCGGGCGGAGCAGCTTGCAGGGAACCCCCCGCCGGGAATGCCGCCGGAAGCCGCTGCGGGACTGGGGCAGCTGCAGGGGCTCGCTCACGCAGGGACGCAGATAGCGCAGCAGGCGGCGGCGAGGCAGGCCGGGAGCGCGCCACCGTCGACAGCCCCTCCGCCGAGGATGCGGATGCCCGCTGCGGGGCCGCCGAAGCCGCCGCCGGGGATGCCCATGGCGGGCGGGGTTCCGGGGGCAAGCCAGTGAAGTGCGCAGGCGGAGCGCCCGCGACTGACGACGGCGTGAACTTCGACGTCTACGCCGTCGGGGTCCTACGTGACTTCAGGCAGTTCCGGGCCTCCCGCGACTGGCGCCGGCTCTGGCGGGACCTAGGTCTCCTGCGCCGTGAGATCCGCGCCCGCGAATGGCATCACGCCCGCAACTCCTTCAACGGCTGGCTCGCCGAGCCTGTCGACTGGCCCTGCGACAGCCCAGGCCGTGAGTGGCGCTACGCCGGCCGCGGATGGACCCGGGCTGCTGCGGTCCGGAACTTCTGGCGCCGCAACGGAAGCACGTCGGGGGCGACCCGGTGAGCCTGACGATGCTGACGGAGGTCACCGGCCGCTGCACCGTGCGGACTCCCCTCGGCGAGACCGAGTTCACCGATGTCACCATGATGGTCGTCGACAATGTGCTGACCGTGAACCGCGACGGCCGCACGCTGGCATGGTTCGCGGCCGGGTCATGGCAGGTGAGCTTCCTGTGAACCCGTACAAGATCGCGAAGACGCTCCGGGTTGTCCGGGAGGGCATCGGGGCGCCGGCCCGCCTCTACATCGACGGCGAGTACTTCGAGTACGCGACGGTCGGCGGCTTCACGGTCCACCCGGCGCGGGGCGAGATGCCGGGAGTGACCGTCACGATCGCCGCGTGGCGGGTCGAGGTAGTGGACGACGCAGACGCAAAGCCGGGCGAGCTGTCGCCGGGCACCGAGGACGGAGAGGCGGGTGATGCCCCGTGATCGACCCTGAACCCCAAGACGGGCACCGAGGCAGGGCGGGCGGGCCGAACGGGGGCGTGCCGTGAAGCCAACGGTCGGAAGAATCGTGCACTACGTCAGCCACGGCACCCCGTTGCGCCCGGACGGCACGCAGGCATACGAGAGCGAGTGCCGGGCCGCGATCGTCACCGAGGTCCCGGAGGGTGTCGAGAACCCGCAGGCCGTTGGCCTGTGCGTGCTCAACCCGACCGGCCAGTTCTTCAACCGCACCGTCCCGTACTGCGACGGCGGCGAGCCCGCGGGCGGCACGTGGCACTGGCCGGAGCGTGCCGGGTGACCGCCGACAACCGGGTTCTCTCGCTTCAGCTTGCCATCAGCGCGATGGCGGCAGACGGGAACCTGGCCGCCGCTAACGCCGGGGACGTCACCACCATGGCGGCCGTCTTCTACCGCTGGCTTGAGGGCCCCGCCGTCATGGTCCTCACGCCCGACTCGCTCACCTACCAGCAGGCGGCCCCGGAAGGCCCGGGGACGCCGACCGTCAAGAAGGGAAGCTCAGTGCAGCTCACCGATACCCAGCAGGTCACCCTGTCCGTCGCCGAGCAGGACAGCAAGGGGCAGCCGGTCACGGGCGACGCCCTCGCCTGGTCCGTCGACAACCCGGACGTCGTCGCCGTCACCGTGTCGGCTGACTCCTACTCGGCGCTGCTCGTCGCCGGGACGGACGGGACGGCGACCGTGACCGTGGCGGACAACAGCGTGAACCCGCCGCTGACCGCCACGGACGTGATCACGGTCGTGTCGTCGGCGGCGACCGGCCTCGTGATCAGCGAGGGCGCCCCCGAGGACCAGCCCGCCGCCCCTCCGGCGGCCTGAGCCGGCGCGCCCGGGCGGCAGTCCCTCCTGACGTTGCCGTCCGGGCGTGCCCTTGACCGTTCCCCGGAAAGGAACAGCGAATGAGCCTAACCTTCGACCCGCGGGAACTGCTACTCGTCCGCGCGGCGGAGACCGGGCCATGGCGGGACTTCCTCGTCCTGCGCGAAGAGGAACGCGTCGAGGGCTTCACGCGGCCGGTGCGCTTGTCCTACCGGCACGTCGGCAGCCCCAATCCGAAGCACCCGCTCCGTGACCTCACGGACGAGGAGCAGGAGCGCCACCGCGGCATCGGCTACGTGAAGTACGAGGAGTACCCGGCCGGCGAAGGAGTTCCCGGCCGGTTCTGGACTCAGTGGCAGTTCGAGGAGGCAGGGAAGGGGTGCGGCACCGTCACGACCGCGCCCCGGGCTGTCGCGGAGAGCCGTGCGATAGAACCGGACTTCCACGCGAGCACCTACTGCTGCGGGTGCGCGCGCAACCTGCCCATCGGGCCGCACGGGGCGTTCACGTGGATTGAACCGGACAGCTCGGAGGCGGGGAACCGTGTCGGTACCTGACGCGCACGGCACTGCCGGCGTTCCCGCTGGTGCGCCTGGTGCGCTGAGTACTTCCGAAGTGCCACGATAGGGCTGATACAGCCGGTACTGCAGAGAGCGGGGTGCCCCGTGATTAACGCCACCGACGAGATCGTCTGGGAAGTTCAGGACCAGGTGCAGCAGGTTGACCGGATGGTCTCCTGGCTCGTGACCCGGGCCGGGGGCGACCCTGCGGTGATCCGGGCTGTACCGGAAGACGCGCCTGCGGAAGCCGTCAAGGCCGCATAGCCGTGACACCGGACGGGTACCCCTACTGCGGCGCTGAGCTACT